CGGCCAGCACCGCCACCGTCCGTCCTTCCAGGTGATCGAGCCCGCCGATCGAGGTCGCCGAGAAGGCCCAGCCTCCGCCGGCGATCGTGGCGAGCGGCGGAAAAGGCGCGGTGACGCGCGCTGTCGCATGTCGCGGATCCGCCACCGAGAGGATGACCGCCTTCGCGGTCTGCCGGGATCCGGTGGTCGCATTCCGGTAGCGATGATGGATCTCCCGGCCGATATCGCCCGGTTCGAACTGATCCGCGTCCAGCGAAAGCGAGAGCGTCGCGCCGATCGTCGTCGCGGTTCCCGCGATCGTCAGCTCCGGCGCTGCGTTGCCGTCATAGCTCAGGCCGCAATCCACGAAGAAGGCGGACTCATTGTCTTCCGGTCCGGCAGATTCGAAGCTGTATTCCATGTATTCGACATAGACCCGGGGCTCGCCGTCCACCGACCGCTCCACCGCCAGCCAGAGCTCGTCCTGGCTCGTCCCCGCGATGACCGCCAGTGATCGCGCCTTGTCGTCCGGCCCGCTCCATGGATGCTGGTGCCACCCAACCACGTCCTCGGCGCGGAGATAGGTGAAGCCGACCAGCTTTCCCGCTTCCGTGATGGTCCAAAGGACCGACCAGGGCTCCTGCTGATAGGCGATCTCGCGAATCCCGTCCCGCACCAAATGACGCGCCAGTAGCGACATTTCCGGCGAAGCGAAGCCGTCGGTCTGGAAATCGTACGCCATCTCGTAGATCTTGCGCTGCGCCCGCTGCACATAGAGCACCGCCTGGCTGACGCGGATCGCCTGGATGTCGGCGCTGCCCACCGTGGTCTCGCGCCGCACGGCGATATTGGTCGGCGTCAGGGCTTCGTTGAGGTTGCTGGCGGCCACATTGAACTCCGCGCCGACGGCGCCGACGATCAGCGACTTGCCGGCGCTCATCCATCGCACGGCGTTGAGCCGGTCGTCGGAAATGGTGAAGTCGAGCGCATGGTCGTCGTTCACGGTGCCATCGCTTTGCGACGGCGCGAAGCTCTCATAGGCGCCCGATCCGGAACCCCACAGGGTCTGCGGCTGGTGGCGGGTATTGGCGAAGAACAGCCGCTCTTCATAGAAGGTGACACAGCTCGGCCAGCCCGTGGTGTCGGACCAGGCGCCGAGCCGCCAGCTCGCCACCGCCGTCGTGCCGCCGAAATCGGACTGCACGTCGGCCGTCACTTTCGCCGGACCGTTGACATCGGTGATCCTGGCCCAGCCCCATTGGCTGCTGTGCCTGACGCGGACCACGCGTCCGATATCCGTCGGCGCGAACAGGTTGGCGGTGATGGTTCCGCCCGAAGTGTAGGCGTTGCTGAAGGCGGAACCCTGGAGCTCGATCACGCTGGCGCTGACACGCGTCACCGTCCAGCTGCCGTTCGCCTCGACGGTGCCGCCCACATTGGCGACGATGATCGGATCTCCGGTCTGCAGGCCGTGCCCGCTCACGGTCAGCCGGATCCGGCCATTGCTTCCGACGGCGCCGGTCACGGCCTTGCCGCCGGGCGCGGCGGTGATCGTGATGCCGCTGCCGGTCGTCGCGCTGGGGGCGAGCGTGATGCCGCCGCTATTCTCCTCGAGATAGGGACCGTCCTTGCCCTCGAACGGTGTCAGAGTCCATGACGTATGGCTCAGTCGGGAGAGCTTCTGCGGCTGATGGTTCGGATGGCACAGATAGAGCACATCCGCGGACTGCGCCCATTTCAATCCCGGCAGCTCGGCTGCGGTGTAAGGTGTACTCAGCTCGACCGGGGCGCCGGCGGGCTGCTCGATCCGCCCGCGATCCTTGAAGAACCGGAAATAGTTTGCGCCGGCTTCGATGACATAGGCCTGCTCGGTCGAGAACTCGAACGGGATCAGCCGGATCGGCCCATTCGTCTTGGCTGCCGCCACGAACCGGGTACCGGGGCGCCGCAGCGCCGGGCCCTGCGCCGTCAGGATGAAGTTCTGCACCAGCCGGCACGAATTGTCGTATTTCTGCAGATCGACCCGTCCGAACAGGTCGGGCGACCATTCGCCGGCATTGAAGGTGCTCAGCAGCGTCGATGCGCGCGGCATGGGTCAGTTCCTGCTCGCCAGCCAGACATCGGCATCGAGCTCGCCGGCGCCGCCCTCCTGCGCATCGACACTCCGGGCGAGCGCAAGCGTATCCAGATAGTATTCGCGCATGGCATCCACCCGCGAGGCGCTCTCGGTGAGATTGGCGGCGAGATAGACGCCGAGCCGGGCGGCGATCGATTCCGCCAGCAGCGGATCGAAATCCGCCGGATCGTCGATCTGCGCTACATACAGGATCTGCAGCGGCGCCGGGTAATCGGTGAGGATGCGCCGCCCCTCGATCCGGTAATTCTCGCCGCGCGCCACGCGATGGACCCGCAAGCAGCGCTCCGGCAAGGGGCCGGTCGGCAGCTCGTATTGAAAGAGGTAACCCCAGGCCGGAAGCTCGGCCAGCGCCGGCAGGGCCGCGCGCCGCATCGCCGAATTCCACGGATATGATCTGAGCACGATGTCGCGGATCGCCGTGAAGTTGCGCAGGCAGAGATTGGCCGTCTTGGTGCCGTCCTCCAGCGAGGTCAGCGGGTCGGCGCCGAGCAGGTCCAGCGCCCGGTTGCAGATCGATACAACGGAAATCGTCATGGAATCCCCTGGATTAAAAGCCGGGCGACGCATGTCGCCCGGCTGGTATCTACCTCAGTCGATCACATAGAAGATCTGCACCCGCAGCGTGCCGGAGGACGGCAGCGCGGCAGCGGCGATGGTGATGAGCACGATCTCCTCCGCCGTCGTGGGCTCTCCGGCCGCCGCCGCGGGGCCGAAGAAGGTCGGCGTATCGACCGCGGTGAAGGTCGCCGCGGCGCGGTACTTGGCGGCGGCGCCGGCCGGCCCGATCGAGATGGTCGAGCTGCCGAGCGAGACGGTGGAGTTCAGCAGGCCGAACAGCACCCGCGCGCCCCTCGGCAGGCGGGCGATCTCGATCGTGTCCGTGGTCGGCTGCGCGTTCAGCACGACCTTCTCATTGAAGCAGCGCACGCGGCCATGCACGTCCGAGACGATCGGCAGATCGACCGGCATGGTGTTGCGCAGCTTGGCCATCTGCGTTCCGTATTGGGTAGCCATGAATTTCTCCTGGATTGAAACGGAATTGATGCGATCTGCGGCCTCGATCAGGCCAGGGTCGCGATCTCGACGACGCCTTCCTCCTCCATGCGGGTGGCGCCGATCGACATCGAGTAGTAGACCTGCGTCGCATAGGATTTGTCGGCGCGTTCGGTGATCTTCACCGTCGGCACCTGGCCGAGCGCCAGGCACAAGGCGGACTTCCGCCAGGCGAGGCAGGCGCGGTCGCCGCCGGAGTTCAGGTTCAGCCGCTGGGTGCGGATGAACTTGAAGCCGAGGAAGGTGTCGAGCTGGCCGGCGGCCAGCGCCTTCACGCTGTTATAGTCGCTGGAGGTCACCTGGGTGGTGTTCAGCAGCACGGTGATGTCCTTGGCCGGGCAGGCGATGTAGCGCGGCTCGTCCGGGTCGTTCTCCGCCGCATCCAGGATCTCCTTCGCCGCCAGCAGCTTGGCGAGCGTGAGACCGGTGGCGTTGACCGCCACCTTCTGGCCCGCCGGCAGCGCGATCTGGTTCTGCCCGGTCTTTCCGGTGCGCGCGGTGCCGTTCGCCGCGGTGATGATGACATCGTCGATCGCGCGGCCCATCGCATAGGCCGCCGCCTGGCTGTAGGAGCTGGTGGGATCGTTCAGCGTCTTCACCAGGTCGAGGCGGTCGACCAGGTCGGAATACTCGTAGTCCTCCAGCACCGCCTGGCGGCGCGAATGCGGCGTCTCGGTATAGGGCGTATCGGCGTGGCGCGACATCCGCTTGATCGCGGTGCCGGCACCCACCTGGTCGAAATAGGCGATTTCGCCCTCCACGTTTTCCTGGCGGACGGCTTCGCGGAAGCGGCTGCCCTTCTGCTGCACCAGCATCTGGACATTCGCGCTGTACATGTTGACGAACGCGGTTTGAATCTGCGAGGACATGCCTCGTTCTCCTTTCAGGCTTGACCGTTGACGGGACGAAGACGGCACGGTTGCCCGGCATCGCGCCGCGCCATACGGGATGGGGCGACGCAATGGATCCGGACCGCACCCGGCGCTGACGCGCGCCGTGATCGGCCTGCTGTTCAGGCGGTCAACCGGGCCGCCGCTTGAGATCGCTGCGGCGGTTGTCCGGGATTTGAGCTCTACGCATTCCCTCGATAGGCGCGCTCGAACAGCGACTGCATCCGCTGCACGGTGGAGTCATGCTCGGGATGCGACTTGTCGAGATAGGGATGCCGTGGATCGGAACGCGCTTCCGCCTGCACACGACGGATTTCGGCACCCACATCCATGCCGCCGGCACCGCTCGCCCGGCCGCCGACCAGCGTATCCTCGCCCAGGCTGCGGCCGATCTTCGCCAGCAGGTTCATCAGCGCCACGTCGCCGATCTGATCGGCGATCGCGCTCAATTCCGCATCTTCAATCACATAGACGCCGAGCGCGCGGCGGGCTTCCGTCATGCGGGCCGGAAAGCTGCTGCCCCAGGCCTGGCGGAGTTCGGCGAGACTGTCGGCGGGCTCACCGGCGGTATCGCTCATGCAGGAGCGGCAATAGCCGATATAGGCATCGTGGAGCGCGCCGGCCTGGTCGCCGGTCAGGCCGATGCGATGCGCCGCATCGCGAAACCAGGCCGCATGCGCGGCATCGTAGGGAAAGCCGTCTTGCGGTTCGGTGAACGCATAATCCTCCGGCGATGCCGGCCGGCCGAGTCGGTCCCAGAAGCGCTGCCGCTCCTCGTCGGAGGAATCCATCGTCGGCACCACCAGGCGGTCGCTGCCGAACTGGCGTTCCAGGTTCATATAGCTGCGCACCGCCTCCTCCGGCGATCGCCATCCCTTCGCGGAAACCACCGCCACCACATCCGGCGCGAAGCCGGCGCACCATTGCGGTGCCGGGCGTTCCGCGGCGCCGCCCATTCCTCCAAGCGCGTCATCGATCATCTTCGGCCTCACTGAAATAGCTGGGGAAATCTTCCGGCCGCAGCCCGCAGAGCTCGGCGATATGCAGGAACACGTCCCGGGCACCTTCGTTGAAAGCGGTCTGGTGCGGATCGCCCGGAACAAAGCTCGATTGCCCGACCCGGCAATAGCGCGCGAGATCGACCAGAATCCGCCGCGCGGCGGCGGATTCGCTTCCCAGATGCTCGCGATAGGCCGCGGCCACCCGCCGGGCCTCGCGCATCTGGTTCACGCTCAACAGCCACCGCGCGCCGGGCTTGACCGACCCGGATCCGTTATCCCCCCTCATCGCGCCACTCCTTGCATTGCTGGCCCGTCCGGCACAGGCGCCCCTGGCAATGACGCTTCGGCGCTGCCGGACATCGCTTCCAGCGACGATGCCGATGCGGCGCCGGCCAGCCCTCGCAGCGCGCCTTGCAGCATGTTCGCCATGCCGTCCCCGCCCTGGCGTTGCGCCTCGACCTTCTCCTGATCCACCAGCAGCGCCGTCGGCACGCCGAAGGAACGCATGATCGTGCGCCCGATCGCATCGGAATCGAGATTGTCGTAGACGTTCGGCCGCACCGCGCCGAGCGGCGCCAGAGCCTCCAGCGCACGGGTGATGGCGGCGCCCTCCCCCGCTTTCTGCGCCCGCGCCAAAGGCGAGACATAGTCGATCTTGATTCCCGCCCGCGCGAGCTGCTTCGGCGGTTTCGGCAGCATGCCGGCCCGGCTCATGATGCCGAACTGCCGGCGAATCAGCGGATCCAGGAACTCGCTCTGGATACGGCCGAGATGCGGCCCGATCAGCCGCAATTTTTCCTCCTGGCGCGCCAGCACCTCGGTCGCGGTCTGGTTCGGCTGCTCCACCATCTGCAGCAGCGAATAGAAGAAGGCTTCGCGCACCGCCTTGCGA